GCGCTTATGGACGCATACGTAGCGTATAAGATGAATAGAGAAGCATTTGATTAGGAGGCTGATATTTTATGTCGTCAATACTCACATCTATAAAAAAGTTGCTCGGCATAACAGCCGAATACACGGACTTCGACGAAGACATCATCATGCATATTAATTCCGTGTTTATGATTCTAAAGCAGTTAGGTGTTGGACCAAAAGAAGGCTTTTCTATAACTGGAGACACTGAGGAATGGACAGATTTCCTGCCAAACGGCGACGTGAATCTGGTCAAATCCTACATTTATCTGAAAGTTCGGCTGATGTTTGACCCGCCAATCAATGCAGCGCTCGTAGAATCCATAAACAGACAGATAGCAGAATTTGAGTGGAGACTTAACGTAGAGATAGAACCATATCAGTGACCTAAGAAGAACCACACCATAAGCATGAGAGCAAGAAAGAAAAGAAGCGGGGCCAACCAGAATAGCAAGTCCTTTTTAAAACGTGCTTTATGGTTATCTTGCATTCTTTTAGTCATTTCCTGCTCTTTAACTTCAATCTGTTTAGTCTTTTCTCTTTCTTTTAAGACCTTAGATAAAGTATCCGAGTCAATCATAAGCTTAGTACCACAGTATGGGCAAAAAGCTTGGATATTGTCTAAGTCGAGGTTCAGTTGCGCTCCGCAATTTTCGCATTTCATTTGTACCAAGTTCATATGTATTCACCTCTGAGTACATATTATACATCTATTTGACCCACAACGCAACATTAATAAAAGAGGTGAAACTAATGGCTGATATTAATGCAAAAGAGATAGCCCAAGCTCTTATGCATGCCGGCATAACTGGACAGAAATGGTACCAACGTCGTTACCAAAATCCTGACGGCACCTACACAGAGCTTGGAAAGATTAGGAAAAGGGCATATTACAAAGACAATTATGCGGGTTATTCAAATGACGACTTAAAAGCAATGACTGAACGCAATAATGCAATCAATGCATATGAGAAAAGTGTTTCAGAAAGAGGACTTGCCCAAAATAATGCTCGTACGACGCGCTATGGCAATGCTTCAAAGCGAGCAGCCTCAGTATCTTCTGGGGTAAAGAGCGCAGCAGCCATTATAACAGGTTCCGTAGCAGTAGTCGCAGCAGGAGCTGCCTTTGCCAAAGCTTTTAGTTCTGGTGGGCAAGGTCGTAAGGATGCTAAAACCGTAGCTACGTTTGTTTCAAATGGAATGAAACGAGTTAAAGAACTGTTTTCAGTAAAGCACTCAGAAATCGATGAAGACTATCTCGTTCATCATGGCATCTTAGGTCAAAAATGGGGCATCAGACGCTTCCAAAATGATGACGGCACACTTACCCCTTTAGGTAGAAAGCGCTATGGTGTTAAGACTTATAACGAGCTTTCCGCTTCTCAGAAACGTGATATAGAAAAGCGTGATGCTGAGCTTAGAACAAGACAGGAAACCGACTACCAGAATAAGATGCTCGCTAAGCAGCAGAAGCGTGAGTACAAGCTTGAAAAGCAGAAACTTAAGAATGAAGCTGCGGAAAATAAGTCTGCCGAAAGGGTAGAAAAAGCTGAGATTGAGAGTGCCAGAGAGGAAAGACTTCAGGCTGAAACCAATGAAAAAGCTCAAAAAACAGTTAAAGCTATTGCTATAGGCCTTGCCGCCACTACTGCAGTTCTTGGCTTTGCTGTTGCAAGAAAAGCCGGAGTATTCAGCAAAGGTACTGCCACTGCCTCGTCCTCAGGAAATAGACCAAAGGTTGACATTGGATCAAAAGGCAGAGATGCTGAAAGTAGATTCAATGTCCTAAAAGGTCTTTTCTCTAAAGCTAAGAACTCAGGCGCGGGAAAGTCCGCCGGTGAGTCCGTAAAGGCCGCTTTTGTCAAAGCTAAAGATGTTCCGAAAGCCGCAAGAACAAGCGCTGGAAAAACTGTCTTTGAAACTTTCAGAGATAGTGATGGCTTTTTTAAATCCGCAGCTGATATTCTTCGCAACCATCCTGGTCAGTTAAGACTGGCCGCTCCATAATGAGGTGATTTCTATGTGGACATATAACTATACAGATTATGACAACGATTACCTCGCCCATCATGGAATCTTAGGTCAAAAGTGGGGCGTCAGGCGCTTTCAGAACGAAGATGGTAGTTTAACTCCAGAAGGAAGAAAAAGATATTATAAGTCTGTAGGAAAGCTCAATTCATGGCAGTCCATAAACCGTATGAGAGAAAGCAAAGAAGTTTTAAATTTTGAGGACACCTCTTCCAATTATAAGAAACTTATGGAGTTCCAGCAGTTAGAGCGTGATGCGGAAAGAGATGCTTGGCTAGCCTATGATGAGGCCGAATGGCAAGAGACAAAGCGCCTAAGGGAGGGCCCGTATAAATCGGATATTTCTTCTCCGGAGTATTCCAATGACCATGAGTATAGAGAACGCATTGACCTTGAAATTTCAAGCATAGCTGATAAGGCAGCAGACAAAGCATATAAAGAGGCTTTCCAAAGATTCCTTAAAGATAATGGTACCGACAAAGATTCTTTATATGAAGCACACAAAAATGCCTATAAAGAATACAAAAAAGAAGTAGAAGAACTTACAAAAAACTTATTTGGCTCTAAATCATCTATTAAAATCAAAAATGTTAATAATGAGACTACTACACTTGGACAAGAAGCCACTAGAGCGTTACTGCTTTCCGCAGGAATAGGAACTGAGTATCGTGATTATGTAAACTGGTTCAAGACACCCGGCAATTAACTAAATATTAGGAGGTTCTATCAATGTCACTAAGCGATAGAATAAAAAATGCATGGAACGCCTTCAGAAATGGTGAGCGTGAGATTGAGAGAACCGGTTATGTAGAAATCGGAAACAGTTACTCATATAGACCTGATAGAAGACTCCTATATGGTAATAATGAGCGTTCCATAGCACAAGCAATATTCAACCGCATCTCGATGGACGTAGCAGGCCTTACATACTCACACGTAAAGCTCGATGAGAATGGTAGATACGAGGATGACATGAAGTCTGATCTTAATGAAAGACTTAGACTTTCTGCAAACCTTGATCAAACAGCAGATGCGTTCATGCAAGATGTAGTTCTTTCAATGTTCGACGAAGGCAGCGTGGCTATTGTTCCTGTAGACACTACTGTAGATCCGCTTAAGGGTTCTTACGATATTGAGTCAATGAGAACCGGAAAAATCGTATCTTGGTATCCCAAGCACGTGCGGGTTTCCGTGTATGATGAAGGAACAGGAACACGGCGAGAAATAGTTTTGCCGAAAGCCACGGTTGCCATCGTCGAAAACCCCTTTTACGCTATTATTAATGAGCCTAACTCAGTGCTTAAAAGACTTGTTCGGAAATTAAATCTCTTGGATGTAATTGATGAGCAGTCAAGCTCTGGCAGGCTCGATTTAATAATACAATTACCATATACGACTCATAGTGAGCTTAAAAGGAACCAGGCAGAGCAACGCCGTAAAGCTATTGAAGACCAATTGGTCAATAGCAAATATGGCATTGCTTATGCTGACGCTACCGAGAAAATAGTCCAGCTCAATCGTCCTGTTGAAAACAATCTAATGAAAGCAATTGAGTATTTAACGAGCATGCTATACAGCCAGTTAAGCATTACTCAAGAGATCATGGATGGTACAGCAGACGAGAAGACCATGACCAATTACTATAGCAGAACTGTTGAGCCAATCGCATCCGCAATAGTTGATGAAATGAAACGAAAGTTTCTAACCAAAACTGCACGGACTCAGCGTCAATCGATAATTTTCTACAGAGATCCTTTCAAACTTGTTCCTGCATCCAGCCTTGCAGAGCTTGCAGACAAGTTTACGAGGAATGCGATTATGTCGCCTAACGAGATCAGGCAAATTCTTAACATGAAGAAGTCTCCGGATCCCGCTTCTGATGAACTTCGCAACAGAAACATTTCCGAATCCAACGCTGAGGTTGAAGCGAAAGAACCTACTGAAAATAATGAAGGAGAAATTCAAAATGGCTAAGAATTATGACTTTAGCGGCTGGGCCACTCGCAACAATCTTAAGTGCGGTGACGGAAGAGTCATCTTGAAAGATGCATTTAAGGAATGCGATGGGACTACGGTTCCTCTCGTTTGGAACCACCAGCACAATGAACCGTTTAATGTGCTTGGTCATGCTCTTCTGGAGAATCGTGATAGTGGCGTTTACGCTTACTGCACATTCAACGATACTGAGAGCGGCCTTGCAGGCAAGAAACTCGTCCAGCATGGCGATGTTACGGCTCTTTCTATTTACGCTAACAAGCTTAAACAGAATGGACCCAACGTAGAACATGGTGTAATCCGTGAAGTTAGCCTTGTACTTGCTGGCGCAAACCCGGGAGCATTCATCGATTCAATTTTAGAGCATAGCGATAATCCGGAAGAGGACGATGAAGCTATTATACACTTTGTTACAGGAGATGACATTACCATGCCTAAAGACAACGCAGTTGAGCATTCGGATGAGAATGCCGAAAAACTTGTAGCGGGCCTTACTCAGGCTCAGCTTGATGAGATCGCGGAATACATTGCTCATGCCGAAGAGGAAAAGAGTGAAAAGACCGTAGAAGATGTATTTAACGAACTCAATGAAGAGCAGAAGAACGTCGTGTACTACATGATCGGAGCTGCTCTTGAAGAAGCTAAAAAAGGCGAAGCCGCCAAACACAACGATACCGATGAAGGAGAAGAAAACACTATGAAACACAACGTATTTGATGGTGCGACCGAGAACAAGAAGACCACTCTTTCGCACGATGACATGCAGGCTATTATGGCAGATGCGAAGCGGCTTGGCAGCCTTAAAGAGGCTTTCCTTGCTCACGGAGAGTCCGACGCGGACTACACCCCCGCTACCGGTCCTAACGGAACTGCCGGTACGAACTACGGCATCGCCAACATCAACTATCTGTTCCCTGACGACAGAATGATCGGCGACGGTGCTCCCGAGTTCATTAAAAGAGACACCGAATGGGTCAGCGACTTCATGGGCAGAGTCCATCACACTCCGTTCTCAAGAGTAAAGTCCAAATTCGCTAACCTTACCGCTGACGCAGCTCGCGCAAGAGGTTATGTGAAGGGCAAGAAGAAGGTCGAAGAGGTCATCACGCTTCTGAAGAGAGCTACTGGCCCGCAGACTATTTACAAAAAGCAGAGACTTGACCGTGACGATATCCTCGATATCACCGATTTCAACGTAGTCGCGTGGCTTAAAGGTGAAATGAGAATCATGCTCGACGAAGAGATCGCTCGCGCTTGCCTTGTAGGTGACGGCCGTCTTGCAGCTTCTGATGACAAGATTCAGGAAATCCATGTTCGTCCTATCTGGACTGATGATAGCCTGTACACCATCAAATATGCTATCAATGCTGCTACTGCAAACACTGAAGAGAAGCTGACCAAGGAATTCATCAAAGGTGCAGTCAAAGCTCGTAAAGACTACAAGGGATCCGGAAACCCGGTTCTGTACACTACAGAAGACATGCTCACGAACTGCCTGCTTCTCGAAGACCAGATCGGTCACAGACTTTACAAGACCGAAGGCGAGCTTGCTACGGCTCTCAGAGTCAGCAAAATTGTCACGGTTCCTGTA